GCCGGCGAAGGCAATAACGTTTGCGGTCGAACCGCCGCCGGCGGCGCCGTTGGCCGCGTAGGTCCCGCGCGGCAGGCCGCAGCCGGAATCGTAGAGCGTGTGCAGGCAGGTCGGCGAATAGAGGTTGTGCGGCATGTCGTAGTCGAGCACGACCAGATCCGAAGCGACCGTGATCGTCGCGCTGGTGCGCCCGACCGAGTCGACGGTCGACACGCGGCCCTTGAACAGCGTCACGCCGCCGATCGGCGGCTGACCCAAGGCGGTCATGAACACGCGATCGCGCTGAACGCTCGCGCCGTCGAAGGCGCCGTCGCGCAGGGCTTCGAGAAATGGCGCGCCGGCGACGAGGTCGGTCGGCCGCGCGGCGATGGCGATCTGCTGCTTGTCGACCTCGAGTCCGACCGAGCAGCGATATTTGAGACCCTGCACCAGCGGCCCGTCGGCGGCGTAGGTCAGTCCATTGTAGACGACCGACTGGTCGACGTTCGTGTAGGCCAGCGTCGTCCCCGTCGCCAGCGTGAAGGCGAAGCATTCGGCGAAGGCGATCGGCGCGTCGGGGTTGGCGCGCGCGGCGTTGAGAAAGGCGATCAGCGCGGGGGAGGCGGTCTTCATGACGAGCGCACCGAACGGAACTTGAGGCTGTCGAGCCGCCATAGATTCTGCATCGCCTGCTCGAAATCCGCCGTGTCGTCGTCGAAGCGGCATTGGAAGGCGTAGGCGCCGGACCAACCGATCGGCGCGCCGCTCGCCGGCGCCGCGGCGAAGACGAGGCTGTTGGGCGTCGCGAGAGACCAGCCGGTCGTGTTGGCGCTTGGCGGCGATGCGGTCCCTGAAGCCAAGCCGCCGGTCGGCTCGGTCCAGTTCGTGTCGACGGCGATCGGCGTCGAACCGTTCTGTTTCTGCTCGGCCCCGCTCGACGCGCCGACATAGACGTTCCAGCCGACCGCCGAGGCCGGCGCGGGCGCGGTGGGCGAAGCGACGACGAGCAGATCGTTGGCGGCGACCGCCAGCGAGCCCTCGGCCGATGGCGGCGTCTCGCCCGATGCGGTGACGTAGGTCGTCTTGACGTACAGCGTCGCGGCGGCGAGGGCGCCGCCGGCGACGAAAGACAGCGTCGGCGACGCCGGCGGCGAAAGTCCGGCGCTCGGAACGACCGCGCCGCCGAGGGTCACCTGCGAGACGCTTGTCACCCACCCAACCGGCTCGAGGAAGCCGCCGAGAGTCCGTGCGAAAGCGAACGTCGTCGTCGAGCCGTCGCCGGCAGCGATGTTCTGTTCGCTGATCGAATTGTCGGTCGGGTCGGTGTAGAGGAAGGTCGAGAGCTGGCCCTGACATTGCAGGAACAGCCCCATCAACGCCTGCATCGACTCCGCGCCGAGGCCCGGATACTGGCCGTTTGTCGAACCGTCGAGCCCGTCGAAGGTCAGCTCGAACTGCCAGATCGGATTGACGTAGAGCGCGTCGCGCACCTCGCGGCCGGAGACATGCGAGGCGACGATGGTGGCGAAGGTCGGCTTCTTGTGGACGCTCCAGCCTTGGCCGGGCAGGGCGGGGAAGAGGGGCGGCGTCGTCACGGCCGCGTCGTCTGCAATTTGACCGTACCGAGCGCAAACAGCATCGCCATGAACTCCTCGAGGTCGACGACGTCGTCGGCGAAGCGGCAAAGCCACAGAACGCCGAAGTCGGCGGAGACGAGCGCGCCCGCGGCGGGCGCGTTTGCCAAAACAATCGCCGGCGCGTAGCCGCCGGAACACGACCAGGCGGAGCCGGGCAGGGGCGCGCCGTCGAGAGTGACGGCGGCGACGCCCGAAGTTCCCGCGACCGGCTCGACGGCGCCGCCGATGGCGCGCGCCAGCGCGAAGCGCGTCGTCGTTCCGTCGCCGACGCCGAGGATCTGCCCGGCGACGTTCGCCAGGCCCGGCGGCGCCAGCCAGAACGGATTGGCCGCGCCGCCTACTGCCTCGAAGAAGCCGGCGATCGTCTGCATCTCGCTAAGACCAACGTCGGCCCGCAGCAGTTCGTAGGTCAGTTCGACGTCGTAGAGCGCCTCGGCGCGGCTCGGCCGCCGCGTCGCGCGGCCCGAAACATGGTCGGCGACCTCGGTCGCGAACCGCGGCCGCATAAGCGTCGACCAGCCGAGCGTCGCCAGCGTCGGGAAGGTCGGATAGGCGCCTGGCGCAGGGGCGGGCGACGGCGTGGGCGGCGCCAGCTCCGGGCCGCGGCCCGAGAGCCAATTGCCGGTCGCCCAGTCGGCCGCGTCGGCCCATTGGTTGGCGAGCAGCGGAAAGGTCGGGAACGGCCGCGCGTCCCACGCCCAGGCGCAGGAGAAGGCGAAGTCGACCATGACCACGCCGGCGGCCGACGTTTCGTTGCCGCCGTCGACGTTCCAGTAGCCAGTGATCGCCTGCAATGCGAGCCCGGCGAGCGTGTCGTCGCGCCGCGGCGCGAAGCCGCCGCCGGGGATCGGATCCCAGATCGACCAATAGGGCGTCGCGCTGCCGCTCGACTTCGGATCGAAGAAGACATTGGGCTGGTTGGTCGCTCTATCGCAGGCGGGGAAGCCGTATTCGACGAAGGCGATCGGCTTCATCTGCGGCGTCCAGGCGGTCGGCGGCCCGTGCGGCGCCCAGCCGAGGCCGTCGCCGGCGTCGTAGATCGCCGGGTGCGGAGTGTTCCACCACCAGCGCAACTGCTTGTTGGCGAGCAATTGCTGATTGGCGGAATAGGGCTCACGCGTCTGCGCGAGCCGATCGCCTTCAGGCAGCGAGACGACGAGATCGGAGCCGTTGGGATCGAGCCCCGGTCCGCCATTGTCGCCGTCGGCGTACCACCAGTTGAATTTCTCGCCGCCCTCGATGTTGGCCTTGAGGTAATCGAGGCTGTAGATCGTCGGCGCGCCGGTCAGACCGAGCCCGTTCATCGTCGCCGCGCTCGGCGGCCAGGCGCCGACGGGCGCGGGTTGCAGCCAGTTCGCTGCGTCGAGGCCGCCGTCGCCGGTCGTCCAGTCGGAAAGCGGCAGGTAATTGTCAAAGCCGACGCGGTCGATCGCCGGCGACGCCCACAGCGCGTCGAGATGCGGCCATTGGCCGTTCTCGCCCGCGTGCTGCCAGCCCATCCAGCTCGACCAGTCGGCGGAATAGGCGACGAGGTTGGCCGTTCCCGAACCGCCGCGCGCAAAACCCTGGCCGTCGAAGATCGACCGTACGTCGGCGGCGAGCGCGGCGAGGCCGGCGACGAACGGATAGTCCCATGTCGCGCAGCCGTTGGCGTCGACCGTTCCCGCCTTGGTCCAGGCCGGGCCGCGGATCGTCTCCAGGCCGCGCAGCTCCGAGCCGATCAAAAAGAGATTGACCCCGCCGGCGACCGCGCACAGCCAGGCGTAATGCAGGATCATGCGGCGGTAGGTGTAATCCGTCGGCGCGCCGGAATAGGCGACGGTCAGGTTGACCGGGTCGGGCGTGAACTGCGCCGCGCTCGCCGCGCCGAGAAACGCTGTGACCGCGTTCGTCGCATCGCCGGTCAAATCGGGCGCGTGCGTGATCTGTCCGCGCCACGGAAATCCCGACGCCGTCATCAGCAGGAACGGATAGAACACGACCTTGAAGCCGCGCGCCTTCAGGTCGCGGATGCAGCGCACGACGCTGGCGTCGGACGGCGTGCCGCCATAGGCCGCGCCGCCGCCGGAGAGGGTCGGCAGCGGAACGAGTCCACTCGAACTTTGCGTCAGGCCGGAGACGCGCCAGTCGTCGGCGATCCACGACGAGCCCGACGCTTGCATAAACGACCCGCCGATGAAATTGGTCGCCGGTGAGATGCGGCAGCTCGCCGCTTCGAGCGAGTCGACGAACCAGGCGCAGACGACGGAAACCGTCGCGCATTCGGGATGCGCCGCCTGCAGCTGGTCGAGCGCATAAGCGTAATCGGTCTTCGCGCCGCCCGGCGCGAAGAACGTGTTGAGCGGCTTCGGCGCTCCGCTGGGGACTGCGCCCTGGTGGGCGATCGTGTCGTAAGTGAACTCGCCGGTCGCCGGCAGCAGGTGGACGCCTAACAGACTCGCCATGACGCCCACTCAAGCGCTAAGGCGGCGCAGGCCGAGATGGGCGCCGTGGCGCACCGCCTCGTCGATCGCCTTCATCATCGTCGCGCTGTTGGCTTTCATCCATTGCGCGACCGAACCAGAGTCGACGGCGGAGACATGGAAGTTTGTCGTCGGGTGGATATGCACGGCGCTCTCAGCGCCGCCCGCCGCCTCGCTCGACAACAGGCCGCGAAACGCTCCCGCCTCCGTGGCGGGCATGACCAGCTCGTTGTGATGCACCAGCGTCAACATGTCCTCGGGGACCCGCCACATGCCGATGTCGGCGGCGGCGACCGCGCCGGCCATGCTCGCGACCGTCGCCTGCGCCGCAGTGGCGGGGCCGGCGGCGAACGGGCCCATGATCGGCGCGAGAAAGCCGAATACGCCGGCGAAGGCTTCCGCCGCCGACGAAAGGATCGAGCGCACCATCGTCGCCGCCTGCGTCGCCAGCGACGCTGCTGCCCCGGCCTGTTCGGCCCCGGTGCGCGCGGTCACGCCGGCGGTCGTCGCGGCGGTCTTGGCGGCTTCGGTCGCGATCTGGTGAACGACCGTCGCCTCGCCCCATTCGATGAACTTGATCAGCAGCTCCTCGAGCACGTTCTTGAACGCGGTCCGCCAGCTCTCGGTCCCCGAGAGCAGTCCGTGCAGCTGCGAATTGAACGCCTGCGTCACCGTGCCGGCGAGGGCCTGATATTGGCTTGCCTGCTCGTCGACCGCCTTGCGCGTCAGCGCGACCATCTCGTCCTGCGTGCGGCGCTCGACGGCGAGAATCTGTTCGTCGATGCGCGTCTTCTGCGCCAGCGACTGGTCGCCGAGCGCAGCTTTCTGCTGCAGCGCCGCGACCTCGGCCGCGAGCTCTTCGCCGAGCGCCTGGCGCGACGAGGCGAGCTTCTGCGCGATGGTGATCTCGTGCTCGCGCGCCTCATCGGCGTAGAGGGCGAGCATCTGTCGCGCCGCGTCGGCCTCCGCCGTGACTTCGCCCGCCGCGGCGATTTGCGCGGCGCGGATCGCGTCGTCGGAGGCGTCCGCGTCGGCGGTCTTCATCGCCTGCGCCGCTTCGGCGTGAGCGGCGGCGAGCGAACGCGTGATCGCCGCCGAGGTCGTCAGCGCGTCGTCGTAGGGTTGCAGCCGCGTCGGGTTGAACGTCTCGGTCAGCGAGGCGGCGAGCGCGGCCGACTGGCCGTTGAGGTCAGCGAACGAGGGGGCGAGGCTCGAAAGCGTGTCGCGCGCCTCGCCGATCCCGCCGACGAGATCGCCGAGATCGGCGGTGAAACGGACGGCGACGGTCGTGTCGGCCATGGGCGAAGCCTCGCTTGTTCAGAGCTTGCCGCCGGGGAACGCCGCGCGCAGCGCGGCGACGGTCGGCGCGCGCGTCACGGCGCGCGCTTCGGCCTCGGGCGGTCGATAGCGCAGCGCCGCGGCGATCAGCCAGTGCGCCGGCGGCCGCGCCCGCCACTCGGCGACGAGCGCGATGTAGCGTGGGACGTTGAGGCCGTCGAGCGCCTCGTCCCAGGTCCAGCCGGTGTTGGCGACGACCTCGGCGATCAGCCGGTCGAAGTCGATTTTCCCGCGGGAGGCGACGCCTCCTGCGTCGCCTCGGTCGACGCGGCGGCGCGCAGGCCCGCCGCCTTGGCGATGGCCGGGAAGGCCTGGATCAGCTCGCCGACCGAGAACGGCAGATCGAGGAATTCGGCGTAGGAGAGGGCGGGCTCGACCACCGCGATCGCCCGCCAGGTCGCTTCGGCGAGCCGGTCGAACTGCGCTTCGCCGAGCTGCGCGACGCTCGCGGCCGACATCTCGGCTCCGCCCGCGTCGGCGTACACCGAGAACAGCGCCGGCTGGATCGCCTTGATGGCGCGGAACGGCAGATGCGGCAGCGCCCAGGAGCGGCCGGCGAGCGCGACCGCGAATGTCTCCTCGCTCACGCGGCGTCTCCGAAGTTGAGCTGGCACACCTGGCCGGCGGCGTTGGCGAAGCAGGCGAAGTCGAGCTCGGGGATCATGAAGTCCTCGAGCTTGGTCCCGAGCGCGAGCTTGTCGGCGACGCAATTGTAGAGCAGCAGCGAGAACTGCTTGCCGGTGGTCGGGTCGGCGGCGAACAGATTGGCCGAGAACGTCACCGAGGGGCCGATGAGCTGAGAATTGATCGCGACGCTCTCGCCGCTCCCCGCCACTGTGTACGTATAGGAGATCAGCACCGCCGCGCCGGCGTCGGCGGCGGCGAACGTGTAGACTCCAGCGGCGAGCGAATATTGTCCCGCCGACGGACTCGAGGCGACCTGCTTCAGCGGCAGCGCGGTCGCGGCGTAGACGACGCCCTGGTCGGCGACGAAGTCCGCCTGATGGGTCGGCGTATAGGTGTAAGGCGAGGCCGCCGGGACGGCCGTCGCCTCGCCGAACTGGGTCTGGGTCGCGCCGGGGCTCGGCGCAACGCCGAAGAACAGCGAGCCCAGCGCCTGGCCGGAAATGCGCGCGAGCTTGGCCTTGCCGGTCATCTTGCGCGTGCCCGAGCCGATCGCGACGGGAAAGTTGTATTGGCCGTAGAGCGCTTTGGTCGAGGTGGCGATGTTGAGCGACACTTCCT